AGTATATTACCATTGAAACTGGTATCAAACCAAAACCTAATTGTCAATATACAAAGAATGAAAGACACAAATATATTCATACATTGCTACTTTGTTTCCCACATCAATGGAAAGAATTAGAATATGTTCATACGAGGAAGAATAAGTATGCTAAAACTTTGGCAGATATGGAAGTATTCATTAGGGAGTTTTAGTGATGACAAAACAGAACCTTACGATAATTATGTTGCTATCATTCGCAGCATCATATTTGTCAGTCTGCTCACTACTAATTTTTTTATTGTTTCAGGAGTAATTCGTCATTGGAATGATGTACCAAGTGAACTATCTAAAACCCAAGAAAAAGGGTTATGCAAAGCACACAGCAACATTCATGAAAATTGATGATGCTGTATTCTGGGAGAAAGTAATGACTGAGCAGGGATGCACTGACTTTCAAATCTTGGTTAAGTAAACTGTCCCCCCTAAAGTGTCACTACAATGTAAGCACAACCACATGGATCACTACCTCAACGAACAACAAGTAGAAGAACTTGTCAACTTTGATTATGTTGAACAAGACCTCGCAGATTTAGTTGATGATGAACAAAAATTCAACATCAATGATTACCTCAACTCCAACATCGATTACTGAAATGAAACCTGCCGAAGTTCTCTATCAAATGCGCGAGATGCGTGACACCTGGCGCGAGCAAGATTTCCGCTTCACTAATGAGCAACAGGCAAAATATGATGATCTGAAAGCACATCGGCAAGAGCGGATCAAATACTTCTATGACAACAATCTTGTTCAGAAAGGTCCTAAAGTGACCAAGAAAGTAGAAGTAGAACAAGAGGAGGAATAAATAACTGAAAAGTGTAAGTAAGAGATGAAAACCTTTCGGGAGTTTATTACTGAAGTCTATGACAAAGATGTCATGGGATCCTCTCAGATTCGCCGTCAAGGTGAAGGTGGGAGGGTTGGTGCTGAACGTAAGAAAACTAAACCCGAAATGCGCCGCATGAAACCAATCGGAGGGGGCAAGACTGCTCCCTCTGATTATAAATCTAGAAAGGACATTGGCACACAACGTCCACGCTCTGCTAAAGAACAACAACCCACAAAAGAGAGAGGTTCTGCTGCATTATCTGCTAAGGAAGCACAACGCAAAGCATATAAAGAGAGAAAAGCAAGAGAAGCAGGAGCAAAAACACAGACTGCTTCACAACTACTGACGAAGAAAGCACCCGAAAAGAAAACAAATCCCAATTACAAAGGCGATGCCAATGTAAGAACAACCAAGGGTGCCTACACTAAGGATGAGAAGAAGCAAATTCGCCGTGCAGGTGAGAGATTGGTGAAAGATATTCAGAAGAAGAGAGAGAAACCTGCCAGCAACTACAATGTAAACTTAAAGAAGTAGTGCTGGACAAATAGAACTGTCCCCCCTAAAATGATGTAGTAGTGAGTGACCAACCTTTGATGATCCAACTTCGTCCCCATCAACAACAGGCAGTTAATGCTATGTGGGATAATGACCGGGGTCAGATCATTGTACCTACTGGTGGTGGCAAAACCATCTGTATGATTGATGACACTAAGACCATGATGGAGATGGGTATTCAATACGGCAAAACATTTGTTGTTGTTGCTCCCCGTATTCTCCTGGCAGAACAACTGTGCTCTGAGTTTCTTGAGTTGATTGATACAACTCATACTCATATCATGCACGTTCATAGTGGTGAGACGCAACATTTTAGCACCACTAAATCTGATAGCATCCACATGTTTGCCAACACTGCGCGAACTGCTGGTGAGAATGTTATCATCTTCACCACATATCATTCGCTTCATCGTGTTATGGAAGCAGACATTGAGGTGAATACAATATACTTTGACGAAGCACATAATAGTGTGCAGCGTAACTTCTTTTCTGCCACCGAGTTCTTCTCTACTGATGCTGATCGCTGCTACTTTTTTACTGCTACTCCTAAGCATAGTCTTACAGTATTCAAACCAGGAATGAATGATCCTGAAGTATATGGTCAGGTGATTTGTAATGTCCCTGCTCCTAAACTTGTTGAGCAAGGTTATATTCTCCCACCTAAAGTTGTGGTCAAGAATCTACCTACTGGTGATGCTAAGTTGACTGATTGTGAGAACTTGCTGCACACCATTGATGAACAACCACTGGACAAAATTCTCATTGCTGCTAGATCTACCAAGCAAATCATGCGCTTGGTTGCACAATCTAATTTCTGTGAAGAGATAGAATCTCGTGGATATTCATGGATGCACATTACTGCTAAGCATGGCGCAATCATTGATGGTGTGAAAGTCAACCGTGAATGTTTCTTCGAGACTCTCAACAAATGGGGACAAGATCCTGACAAAAAGTTTATTGTCATGCACCACAGTATTCTGTCTGAGGGTATGAATGTCAAGGGACTTGAGGCAGTATTCTTCATGCGGAACATGGACTTTATTGGCATCAGTCAGTCTATCGGTCGTGTGATTCGCACTGGTGGAGAGAACAAAACCTTTGGTCTAGTTTGTATTCCTGTATATGATAAGGTTGGCATCAGCACATCACGCAGAGTTCAGGCAGTTGTTGATGTCGTGTTCAATCAAGGTCAACCCGCTATCACTGAGATTCGTCGTTAATTATGGCACATCATTCTGTTCTCCGTATAAAGAAAAAGTCATGGACTGCTGGATTTGGAAAGGACAAGTCAAAGGGAAACTATACAGTAGCTCAGAAAGAAATGGAATTGGAGGTAACATGGAAAGACTCTATGAATCCCCAATTTATTCCATTTGTTGATGAACATGGTCATCAAGGAATGAAAATAATAATTACTCATCAGTAATCAGTGAGATCCATCGATGAATTACACTAAAGCACAACTTATTGACGCACTTGTGGCAGAGTGGGAATATCTCTGCCATGATGATTATGATCCTGAAGATCAAACTCCTGAAGAATATCGTGAGGATTTGATTGAAATGACCCTAGATGAGTTGGTGGAAGAAACATCGACTGATGAATATTATACTTTTGAAGAATATATGGATACCTGGGGATGAAAATTATCAATCACAAGAGCAACATTCTAGATCCCAAACCCACAGAGCAGGGATTTATTGTGGGAAAGTATAGTGACCCATTGATGTATGCTGCTGTTCCTGTTGCTGGCAGTACCACAAAACTAGCAATTATACATCAGGGAAATATCATTAAGTATTGCAGAAATCGACAATCTGCGCTAAATTTTATAAAGAAACGGAGTAAGAAGAAATAACTGTCCCCCCTAAAGCGTAAGTATATTATAGGAACAGGAAACCATGCCTCTCACAGCAGAACAAGGTTACAAAATTCGTGAGCAATACTCTGGTGAGAAGGAGAGAGCAGTTTGTGACGCTCACGGTCTGACACAAGTTGGAGGTTCACGCACTAAAATTGATGGCACTGATGGTGTTAAGAATAAGAGCATTAAGAACATGTCAGGAACCTCTACACAGGTTCATCTCACAACACAGAAACATTTCATCGAGATGTTAAACATTAGTGGTGATGCTGCTAAGTTCATTGCACATTTCTGTGGCAGTGTAGGTTATAACTACAACGGCAAAGATCGTCGTACTATCAAACAGATTGATACAGTACAGGTTGATGCTTTCAAAGAGTTCCTTAATACAAACAAGGCAGAAGTTATCGATCTTATTATTCGTAATGGATTTGACATCACATCAGTTGTAATTAAGAATACAAAAACAAATGAAGAGTTAGAATTGACTTATCAGCAGATCTGTGATAAGATTAAGGATGCACAATGGGTCTTCCTCAGTGGTGGTATTCATTTGAAAAATGCTGAAGGTAAGAGTTACTTTCACTTCCAGCGTGAGGGTAAAAAGAAACTGAGCAATCGCTATAATGTTCTGTGGCATATCCACCGCAACCTGTTTGTATGATTATCAATAAAGATTGCATCGAAGGTATGAAGGAGATGGAAGAAAGTTCCGTCGATTGTATCGTCACATCTCCACCATATAATAAGAAAGGTTTGCTTGGTAATGTTAAACCAGGCAATCAGATTTGGGGTAAGTTTCAGATAGATTACAATACATATGGTGATGATATGCCTGAGGATCAATATCAGGCATGGATGATAGAATTTTTGAATGAATGTTATCGTGTGATTAAACCTGAAGGTTCTATCTTTTTCAATCACAAACCAAGACGACATAAGAACAGATGTTATCTTCCTACAGACTTCATCAGTCAGAGTGATGCTCAACTCTATCAACTTATCATCTGGGATAGACGTAACTCACCAAATATCAGGAATGATGTACTTGTGCCATGCACAGAGCATATCTATTGGTTCTGTAAAAAGAAACCAAAAGTATTTCGTGATGCTATAAATCCTGCATACAAAGGTGAAGTGTGGGTGATCAATCCTGAACGACAGAAACAACACCCAGCACCATTCCCTCCACAACTAGTAGAGAACTGCATCAAACTTACCACAGAAGAGGGTGATTTAGTTCTCGATCCTTTTATGGGTTCAGGTACAACTGCCATTGTGTCACGAGATCTTAACAGAAAATGGATTGGATTTGACATCGATGAAAAATATGAATCAATTACCAATGAAAGACTTAACCAAGGTTTAAGTTCTTTTTTAATGTAACTGTCCCCCCTAAAGTGTCCCAGTAGTATGAAGAACACACATCTACAACATCCTGAAGATGCGATTCTCACCGGGGATCTCACAGTTCTTGACTGGTTTGCCTGCCAAGATAGTCAACTCTCTACAAAAATTGATGGTGCTCCTGCGATTGTATGGGGCACGAATCCTGCGACAGGTAAGTTCTTCGTGGGAACAAAATCAGTGTTCAATAAAGTTAAGATCAAAATCAATGAAACTCATGAAGAGATTGAGCAAAATCACACTGGGACAGTTGCTGAAATTCTGCATTATTGTTTTGATTGCCTCCCTTCTACACCCCATATTATACAATGTGATTTTATTGGTTTTGGTGGCGATGATACTTACACACCTAACACGCTGACGTATGTTTTCCGTGAATCTATCACGCAAGACATCATCGTAGCACCTCATACAATATACTACGCTGAGAGCGATCTGAGAGACGCTGTAGCGCGTCCTATTGACTTTCGCTTAGCAGATACACCTCGCTGTAAGTTTATTCAACCTAAAGCATACATGTTTGATGAGGACTTCACAGAGATTGTTGCATTTACTAGGCAAATGTCGTGTATGTGTGAGTTCCTTACTCCTAAGCAATCACAGCAGATTCAGCAACAACTTAATAGTGTCATTCGTGCTGGTCTCGATATTGATGACCTGACCTTAGATGCACTTGCGTTTGCTAATGACATCGACGTGAATGTATTGCGTTTGTGGTCGCTTGTCAAGTCTATTAAGGAGGATATGCTTTATCTTTGCCGCAACAATGGTCCCAAAGCATACATTGGCAACCGACAATGTGGTGGTGAGGGTTATGTTCGCACCAATCAGTTTGGTATGTTCAAACTCGTGAATAGAGAGGTTTTCTCTCATGCCAACTTCACAATGCCTAAAAGTTGGTAACTGTCCCCCCTAAACTGTCCCTATAGTATG